GCGCTAAATGGCAGTCGGCAGAACCCAACTCCGCTCTACTCTTTACAATTACCTCGTTGGTGCAAGTATTCCTACGCTCAATCAGATCTTTACTTCATTTCCTAAGCGCATCAACTATCAGGTAAACGCAACCGCAGGTCAGATGAGTCGTGCCGCCGCCGTAATCTTTATTCAGAGCGAACGCGAAACTCGTTTGGCAGTAGGTGGCGCAACCGGTGGTTGGAAGCGTGTTGATTTCCAAGTGATCTTGCAGGTTTTCCACCACTCCGTTCTGAATAACGCCGAAGATGCAATGACGGATTTTGATACACTTATCGACAACATCAAGAATACGCTTCGAGCCAGTCATAACTTCGGTGATACATCGCAAGTAAATGTGTGGCAAGGCGCGGAACCTGTGATCGACTGTATCTATGGAGAGCCGACAACTTCGGAGTCCGGAGCGACAGAAACCTTTGCAGAGATTCGATTCGATGTTACCCAAATGATTCAGGCATAAGGAGAACGATGGCCACCTATCAATACAACGGTGACGATGTTCAGGAGTTCCCAACTCTCGGACTGACCGTTAAACCCGGCGACACTTTTGAGTCAAAGGATGAGGTTATCTCAGCCAATGTCACTCTCGCTTCAGCATCAAAGAAAACAACACCAGCACCGTCAGCCGCGCCTGACACAACCGTAGGAGAGTGAAGTAATGGCAGTTCAAAATACCCATCGTTCGTATATTGGAATCGCTAAGGAAACTACTAAGGGAACTGCGGTAACAACTCCAACCGCTTATATCCCTGTAATTGCGAACACCATCAAGCCTCAGGATATTTACACACCTCTTTACGACGAAGGTCTCCGTGGATCTCTCGTAAAGAATTACAACTACTTGCAGGGTCGCGTTCACTCAACCTTCGATTTTGGTGGAGCAGTATTCGCAGACACAATCCTTTACCCTCTCGCTGGCGTACTTGGCGAAGATGTAGTTACTGGATCTGCGCCTTACACTCACACTCTCGCCCTCAAGAACACAACGGCTACGGCTTCCGATGCTCAGCCATCTGCGTACACAATCCTTGATTACTACGGTGCGAATGTTCGTGCGTGGGCTGGTCACCAGTTCCATGACTTCTCGCTTAAGTGGAACGCAGACGGACTCCTTGAGTACGATGCAAAGTCAACCGGATGGGTTTCAGCAACAACTTCCACCCCAACCCCATCATTCTCAACCGTTCTCCCTTCAGTCGTATGGACTGGAACAGTTAGCGTTGGTGGTACTTCTATCTCTAACTCAACTCAGGGAAATATCGACCTCAAGCGCCCAGTAACTCCTATCTATGGAATCTCAAATGTGCAGACTCCGTATCAGGTATTCCTCGGTGCGCTCGAAGTGACTGGCAAGGCGACTTTCCTTATGGAAAACGACACCCAACTCACTAACTATCTCACCAACACTCAACCTGCTCTCGTCTTTAACTGGACTACTGGAACAGGTGCATCACAGACTTCGATTCAGGCAACAATGACTAAGGGTGCATACACACTCGCCGTTATTGAACGCTCAAAGGACTTCGTAGAAGTTCTCGTCGATTTCAACGCGCAAGGCAACTTGACTGATGCCGGAACTGTCGGATACTCACCTATCAAGTGGGTCGTAAAGAACGCAGTAACAACTTCAGTCGCATAAACTAGAACGCAGTAGGGGTGGCAGGTCGATTCGCCCGCCTTCGTGGATCCCGCACCCCTACTGCCTAGATTTGCTAGGATAAAGAGAAGGCAAACAACTAGGAGGCAATATGTCAAAGAAAATTACGCTACCGTCAGGCGCGACAGTAACAATTAAAGATGCGACTGAATTAAAAGTCAAGGATCGCAACCGCATTATGCGCGCTGGCGATGCTGAATCACAAGCCGAAAAAGGTATTGCTATCAGCAACGCTCTGTTAGCGGCGATCATTGAGGATTGGTCACTCGATCTTTTAATCCCTTCGGTCAAGATTGACTCGATTGAGGAATTGTCTATCCCTGACTACACCGCGTTGATGAAGGAAACAGATCACCTTACAACTGAACTTTTCCCAAGCCTTAATGACTCAGACGAGAATAGGCTGAACCCCGATAGCCCTTTAGAAAACTAGAACGGCTCAAGGATTTATTCAGGGGATTCCAAAAATCGGATACCCTTGAGTATCCGACAACAGAGTGGTTTTACTTCAAGTTCGCTGATCGTTTTGGCTGGACTCCTGAGCAGGTGGATAACTTGCCAGCGGCTAAGGCAGATTGGCTCTTAGCGATTGCAGATGCAGTCGAAGAAGTTAAGATCGAAAAGATGGAGAGCCGTAAGTGAGCGATAGCGTATCGAGCAACTTGCCTGAAGTCCTAGCGGCTCTCAATGCTTGGCAAAAGCGTATGGATGATGCCGGCTATCGTGCGACTCAAAAGATTACTCAGGACTTAGTTTTCCAAGCAAAAAAAAATGCAAGCGAAGTCAAGAACCCACCGGTGCAAAAAAATAACAGGCTTCGCTATAACCCTCATATTGGTCCGAGAGATGGCGAAGGTCCAAACTATGCGACCGGAAATCTCTTTCGCAACATTATTGGCAATCCTGTCCGTCGTGTTGGCTTCGAAACTTATACTGCGAGTGCAACCTCCGGTGCTGAATACGCACGAGCCGTTGAATTGGGATCAAGTCGCTGGAAAGATGGAGTCAAGTTCCCTTATATGATTCCAGCGCGTGATTACTTGGTACAATCGGGCAGGGCTTCCGCTTATATCCGTGACGAAGTTCGACGAGCGATGGGAGCGTAACCGATGGCAGGTGAAGTTCCTCCATTAAATGTCGAAATCCTCGTACAACTCTCCAACCTTACTGCCGCAGTTCAAGAGGCTACCGCCGGATTAAATAAGATCGGCGATACCGCTAAAGAGCAGAATTCAAAGTTCGACTCCCTCAAGTCCACGATGCTTGGCGTATTCGCTGGCAATGTAATGACTCAGGGATTGCAGATTCTCACTACCGGACTCCATGATGCAGTAAAGGCTATCCAAGATACGCAGGTCGCTACTGAGCAACTCTCGACTGCGATGAATAACGCAAAGCAGAATACCGCCGCTAACCGTGCTGAGGTTACTGCGACTACAGAGAAGATGAGTTCTCTAGGATTTTCCGTTAAGGATTCCGAAACCGCATATACCAAGTTAATTACTGCCACCGGATCTACGACTGAATCAACAAAACTTATGTCGATGGCGGCTGATCTTGCTCGCTACAAGCACGAGTCATTGGCAGAGGCCGCCGGAACCCTTGAAAAAGGAACAATGGGATCGGCGAAGGCATTTAAGGAATTCGGTATCACCTTAGATACCACTCTCCCTAAGAATCAGGCTATTGCTAAGGCGATGGATGAATTGAACGGCAAGATCGGTGGGCAAGCCGTTGGTTATACCCATACCTTCGCTGGCGAAATGGAAATCCTCAAGGCTAAGTTTGATGATGTAGCCGTCAAGGTGGGCGCAGTCGTTATGCCTATCCTGACGAAGTTAATGGAGTTTATTACTGGGGTACTGATCCCTGCGATCGAGTTCCTCTATAACGCCACATTGGGCGCGTGGATCAAGCAACTCATTAACCTATGGAATACCCACGAAGGCTTGCGAAAGGTCATTGTAGGGGTCGTAGAGGTCGTTGTAGGGGCATTCGGCTACCTGCTCGGAGCGATCGCTAAGGTAGTCGATACCGTCGCAAAGATTCCAATTCTCGGTGAGCCTTTTAAGGCTATTGGTAAAGGTGTGGACGAAGCCGCTCTAGCAGTTGGCAAGTTCGGAACAAGCCTTGACTCCCTAGCAAATAAAAAGATTACGCTCCCAACTCTCGGTGGCGCGCTTGCAAGTTCCGGTGGTATATCTACAGGCGGGGATACGGAAGTCGGTGGCGGATTAGGTGCGGCTGGAAATGTTCTCAAAGCGGCTCAGACTGCCGCGGCTAAACACGAAGCATTGGTTAAGAGCAATCTCGCTACTCTTACAAAATTAGATGAGCAATACAATACTGATCTTCTTGATCGGCAAACTCAGATGGATGCGGCTATGCAGACCAAGAGAGATGCTGAAGCAAGAGCGTTGCAAACTTTTAACAATACAAAAGATGATCTTAATCGCAGACACGCAGAGGCTTATGCTTCGGCTCAAAAGGCTTACGATGAGGCTTCTGCTAATGCCGAAAAAACTCATACAGAAGCGATCAAGGCAATCGATGCAGATTTTGCGGCTAAAAAGGCTGATCTATTAACTCAACATAATGACAACCTGCTCGCTATTCAGAAACAGTATGCAGATCAAGCAACTGCCCTAGAACAACAGGCCGCTGATAAGCGTCAAGCAATCGTTCAATCTTCGATTGACTTAATGACCGGAGCGTTCGCTAACGCTACAAAAGTCGATATTGGATCATTGTTTAAGACGGGCGATACTGCATCAGATCTTCAAACTGCTCTTCAGGATCAACTTGATTCCGTAGTTCAATTACAAAAAGATGCGGGTGCATTAGCCGCTCAAGGGTATTCACAAACTTTTATTGATCAAGTTCTTGCTAAAGGTCCACAAGTTGGCGATCAAATGTCTCAGGCAATTCTTAATGCTACGCCCGAAACTGCAACTCAACTTAAATCTCTTTATAGCAAAATCGAAGATGTATCTAATAACGGCTTAAATGATCTTGCTAAGCAAATGAATAGTGGAACACAATTAGCCACTCAGCAAATGATGGATCAGTATAAGCAAGTCGGTGTTGATCTCACTAATCTGCTTGCCGACAATTCAGCCAAACTTGCAGATGCGGTAGCAAAAGAAAACGGGGCTTATGATAAGTCTCTCGATGCCGCTACTGATTCTTACAATAAATCAGTTGCCGCCGCTGACAAGACATTATCAGATGCGCTTGCCTCTGAATTACAACGCTTAAATGATGCTAAAGCCGCCGCGGATCAAACTCTCAAAGATGGTATGGATACGGCTCAACGAGCACTTGATGATGCTAATGCCGCTTCGCTAAAGGCGTATAACGATCAAATTTCTGCTATCTCAAAGGCGATGGATGACAAATTAGTTGGGTTGCAAAAACAAATTCAAGCAACTCTCGCTTTGCTTGCCACTTTAGGTGTGGCAAGTTCGTCTCCTTATGCTTCCGCTTATATGCCAGCACCTTCTACAACACCTGCGCCTTATGGGCCGGGAATTGCTAACCCTGCTCCTGCTATTGGCAACGCTAATTTCTATGTATCGACAACCGACCCTTCACTCCCTACCGTATCTGCGGGCGTTCTTGCCGCTATTACTCTCGGGCAAACTCAGGGCATTATCCCTGCCGTTCCAACTGGATCAAATAAGGCGGTGGCTTACTAATGGCAACCCTGACTTCGCTTAATCAGTACGGATTTACATGGAACGGATTCGCCTTCGGTGGCGCTGGATCTCCTTATCAAATTAACGCCGCTGATGGAATTGAAGGCTTGCCGGTTATCCGTAATCAGGATGATAATCAGGGTTTCAATGACGGTATGTTCTCGGGTCGTGATTTCCTCGGAGGTCGATCTATTACTTTGACCATCCTGACTCTTTCAAGCAATATCACTGCGACTATTACTGGCGCGACTGCTACGGGTACGGGTGTAATCACCTATACGACTTCGGCTTATCACGGTTTTAATACTGGTCAAATTGTTACCATTACTGGCGTACTTTCTAGTGGAAACCCTACAGGTATGGCTGGTACTGGATTCAATCAGACCGCTCAGACTCTTACCGTGATCGACAATACTCACTTCACGATTCCCGTGACTCTTACCGATACTTACACCTCGGGCGGATCTGCCAACTCGACTATGAGCGCACAGGCTAACTACAACCTGTTAAAAAGTAATCTATTGCCGACCTCCTCGTACACACCTTTTTCCACAACGAATCAGTTGCAATTTAAGTTGCCTCAGTCCTCGAGCATTCAATTCTTTAACGCTCGCGTAAGAGATTCCAAGACGGTCATTACTCCCGACTTTACTTATGGATACATTACAAGCCAATGGACTTTCTTTGCGCCTGATCCTAAGTTCTACGACAATACTCAACAGTCTGCCTCTCTGATTGGTCTGAACTATCTCGGTCGCACATACAACCGTGTTTATCCTTTGACTTTCGGCGGTGGCGCGGCTGGTACTACTATCAACAACGCTGGATGGGCTAACACCTACCCAATCATCACGATTACTGGGCCGATTACCAATGCGATCGTGGGTAATAGCACTCAGGGTAACTACATTACGATTCAAGGAAGTTACGCGAATACGGATACGCTCGTAGTTGATCTCGGGCAACGCCTTGTTACACTTAACGGATCTACTGCTCGAAATCTAGTTGCGGGCGGCTCAAACTGGTTCTATGCTCAGCCGGGCGCGAATCAGTTTTACCTATCAGGAACAGGTACACTTGCGGGTACAACTTCCGCAACAGTTACTTGGTACAACAGTTATATCTAAGGGGACAAGATGGCATTAAGAACACCACCGAGTTGGTTACAAAATGGATCTCACCCTGCGGAAAATGATCGCCTAACTACTAAGGCAATATGGCAGACGACTGGTATCGTCAATGCTTCCGATCTTCAGATTACACAAAACGGTACTCCAAATATGTCCGTAAATGTGTCGTCAGGTTATGCCGCTATCGTTGGAACAACGCAAGCCAATATGGGCACATACATGGCGTATAACGATGCAACTACAAACCTCACTATTTCTACTTCAAGCCCATCGAACCCTCGTATTGACCTTATCGTTATTACAATCAACGATGCTTACTATTCAGGAACGCTTAACAATGTGTCGTTCCAAGTTATCGCAGGAACTCCTGCCGCATCCCCAACTGTTCCTGCGACCCCTGCTAACTCTTTAGCGTTAGGTCAGATCGCAGTTGGCACTAGCGTTACTTCAATCGTCACTGCAAATATTACAAACTATGGAACGCTTGCAACCGGACCGTTCGGAAATGTAACGACAACCGGAACTCAGACTCTTACCAACAAGACTCTTAACCTCACACCAACTGCCGGAACTTCATCAACATCAGGCGTTCTCAATGTCGGTACAAACTCATTTTCTGATACTGGATTACTTGCAACTTTCCAATCTTCTATCGCTGGATACAATCAGTTAACAGTTCAGAATACTTCAAACAACGCCGCCGCATCTGCCGAAGTAATTGTCTATAACGATCAAGGTACCGCATCGACTAACTACGCCTCAATGGGTATTAACTCTTCGACTTATTCAGGAACGGGCGCGCTTAACGCTCCGGGTTATGGATTTTATGCAACTGGATCTACTGATATGGCAATCGGTACTTTCGGAAATAACTCGCTACACTTCGTAACTAACTCTTCGGCAACTGATGCTATAACTATTTCAGGCGCAGGTGCGGTTTCTGTTCCAACAACTCTTTCGCTTACGGCAGCAAAAGGTATAGGCAATATCAACGATAAAATAATCGCGTCAATCATGGGAGCAATCTAAAATGGCAGCAACACCTCAAGTCCTCGCTCGTACTGCGGCTTCGCTTACGACTACAACTGTTCTTTATACGGTTCCCGCTTCGACCTCGACTGTCGTATCTAATATCGCAGTTACTAACACCGCGGCTTCGGCTGGTACTTTTACTCTCGCTATGGGGCCAGCGGCGGGTCAAGTTGCAATCAACACGACAACTGCGATCCCTGCAAACACAACTATTTATATCGACCTCAAGCAAGTTTTGCTGACCACCAACACAATTACTGGTGGAGCATCTGCAACAACAATTAACTTTCACATTTCCGGCGTAGAAATCTCATAAGGGAGTAAATAAATGGCTATCGCTCAAGTACCTACGGCTGGCGTTACTCTGCCAACTGCGTATATTCAATCCTATCCTTCGGCTATTCCGTCAGGTATCTCGCTTCAACAAACTATTACCTCAAGCGGTGCGGTTTCTATTCCGGGAACTGTAACTCAAGTTTTCGCTATTTTGATCGGTGGCGGCGGAGGAGGTAGTACGGGCGGGGCAAATGTAGGAGCAGGCGGTGGTGGCGGTGCGGTAGTGATGGGATGGATGTCACCCGCAACGAGTTGCACTATAGGAGCAGGCGGTATCGGCACAACAACAGCGGCAGGGAGTATATCTGTAGGCCAGGCACCACCAGCCTCTTACGGAGGAACCACTAAGTTTGGCTTTGTAAGCGCACTAGGTGGAGCGCCCGGGAGTGAAACATTCGTTCAAAATACAACAGGAACAGTTACTTATTATGCTCCTTCGGGGCAAGGCGGTTCAGGCGGCGGCGGAAGTTCGGGCAATACCTTCAACTTCCCAATCGCCATGATGGGTGGACCCGGTTCCGCATATTTGACTTCGGTTGGAGGGGCAGGTGCTAATGGATTCTGCTTCAACTCTGCCGCTTCAGGGTCACTTACTGTACAAAACGGAGTAAGTGGCACATCGGGGGGCGGCGGTGGTTCTCTACAGTGCAACGCCCAAACCATAACTGTTTCTGGCAGTTCTGGTGGTTCTGGGCTTGTTGGCGGTGGTGGCGGTGCGGTATATCTTAATAATTCGGGCTCTGGCACTAGAACAATAACAACTGGCGGAAATGGCGGGAACTCCGCTTCATTTACCGGCGGAGCGGGTGGGTCAGGTACGGGAGGGTCTCCTAATCTTGTAATATCAAGCGGTGGCGGTGGGGCGGGTTATCTTGCCAACGGATCCGCAGGACAATTTTTTGCAACCACAAGCACCAACGCGATTGGCGGTAATGGCGGCTCAGGCGGTGGCGGTGGCGGGGGCTCTGTTGCAGGAGTTGCATCGGGAACAGCAAGCACGCAATATGGTGGCAACGGTGGCAACGGTTGCATTCTTCTTTACTACTAATAGGAGATTAAAAAATGAAATACAACTACGAATGTGTAAAGTGCAAGAAACAATACTCAGAAACTCGCGGATTCGGCGAGCCTCAATGGTTTAAGGCTTGCGATTTATGCGGCGAAGAATATGTACAGATTGGCGATCCTGTTGAGTTACCGCCTGTTATTGAGCAGGTCGTGGATCTCGCAACAATCCAAGCGATAGCGGCAAGATCCAAACCCGTAGCGTAAAGTAGTCGCATGGCTACAACCTATTACCGCTACCTTCTTGCCGATGTTCTGACTAATCAGATCCTCGCTGAGTTGCCTTTAACAAATGTTAATTTTACTCAGCAACTTAATGCGGCTGGAACTTTTACGGGTGATCTTTTGCTATCCGGCGTTAATTCGGCGGGTCTCAATGTTCTCAATTCAACAATACCTGGACGGTGTGCGATATATGTAGATCGTTCGGGTGTTCTTGTATGGGGCGGAATTATATGGGGCAGAGAATATGACTCAGCAAGTCAGCACATAAAGATTACGGCTAGAGAGTTCGAGTCCTATTTCGAGCGCCGTCGTATCACTACGACTCAGGCTTATACAAATGTCGATCAACTTACTATTGCCCAACAGTTGATCCAAGCCGCACAAGCCGTTCCGTATGGAAATATTGGCGTGATCATTCCGTCAAATACTTCGGGCGTTACTGTGTCGCAGGTTTATTACTCTTATGAATTGAAGTCATATTTTAATGCGCTCTCGGATCTTGCTAAGAATAACAACGGATTCGATTTCAACATTAAAGTTGCTTATGATGGCGATGGAAACCCCACAAAGACCCTTCAACTTGGGTATCCACGACTAGGCAACACCTATTCTGCATTATCATCAAGCGTTCCTACTTTCATCCTCCCTGCCGGAAATATGGTGCAATATAATTACAAAGAGGATGGATCGAAGGCCGTTAATACCGTGTACGCAACTGGCGCTGGATCAAACGAAGGCAAGTTAATCGCTACTGGTACTGATGCAACTAAGACTGGCTCGGGCTGGCCGCTCCTTGAGGATGCAACTAACTATTCCAACATTACGGATTCAACCTTGCTTACTGGGTTAGCAAATGGTCAAGTATTGGCCGCCTCTTATCCTCCACAGACATTACAAGTTGTTGCACCCCCTTATGCCGATCCTGTATTCGGTACATATAATCTCGGAGATCAGGCTCGCGTAGTTATTACAGATCCGTTCTATCCATCTGAGTTCGATGGTAACTTCCGTATCATTGGGCTTAATGTAACACCGGGTGAAAATGGACCAGAGCGCGTAACCTTAACTCTTACAACAACATCGAATTGAGGATCTAATGCCTTATGTAAATCAGCCACCTGCGTTGCGTGATCTCTTTCAGAACCTTGACGCTCGCCTAAATAAATTAGAAACCGCAGGTCGCTTCACTGTTCCCGTTGTGGCTACTGATCCAACTAATACTCGCAAGGGTGATATGTGGCTCAACTCTACAACTAACACTCTGAAAATTGTCGATGCGAACGGTACAATTAGAACAATCACACTCGTCTAAACAATAACCCGAAAGGGCGCAACGATGCTATTTTGGAATAACGCGAACACGGTTTCAAACGCTATATGGGCGGTTTTGGAAAGCGTGGTAATTATAGGAGCGCCGATTTTCTGGATTAACAAAAAGTTCAATAAAATGGACAAGCGTTTAGACAAAATCGAATATCAGATGTACGAAAACGGTGGGGGATCTATTAAGGATCAACTGAATCGTCAAGATGTGGCACTTCACGAATTGCAAGTGAATCAAGCCGTGATCAAAACCAAACTCGATATTTAATGGAAGCGCACGATCAAGCGATTACAAACAATTATGTTGTTCACTATCCGCCTCACGAAGCGCGAGAGAGTGATCCCCACTATCGGGATTTTAATGCGTACCGCAACGCCACAAAGGATTCGGCTAAATGCTCAATCGGAGAGCATCGAGGCGACTTCTCTGAGTGCGCCGGAGGCTTAGAGTTACACCACGCCCATGTTGAGTTCAGCCTACAAAATGGAGTCGATCTTAAATGGCTCGAAATGGACTATCCGGGAATCAGCAATCCCGATGAAGTGGGAAAGTGGGTAGAATCGGGAGCGAATCTTTTATGGCTCTGCGAAAAACACCATAGGGGAGTCGGCGGAATCCACCACGCTTCGGCTAGTGATTTCGAAGCAGAAAAATATGTTCGCAACCTAATTGGAAAGAAGGACAAAAATGGCAAAGTTGAAGATAACGGCTAAAGAAAAGGCACTCCTCGAGCATTACGCATACGGAATCGTTGCCGCTGGATACGCTTCGTATCAGATCAACCCTCACGATGCAGTTAAGAAGATCGCTATTGAGGCGTTCGTTGGTGGATTGCTTGCTCCAATTTTGGCGCGTGTTAATCCTAAGTCGCTCGTCAATACAATCGTGGCTGATACTGGTGCACCTGCTCCGGTCGTGACTGCGGTAGTCGATGCGGCTCTAGCAGATGCAAACAAGGTCGTAAAGGCCG